GCCTTGTGGAGGGCTGAGTGATGGCCCCAACTGAACTATGCCACAAATAATTGTTGTGTGCAATGCTTGCATCGTGATAGCATATGTTCGCACTTCAAAAAGGAGATAACAGATGGAAGCTGCTAAAGCAGGGGGTAGCCTGCGTAAAAATACCAAGAAAGAAAAAGATTCACAACCTGATCTCACAGGCAAGTGGACAGACCAATCTGGTCAACAGTTCTGGTTGTCGGCATGGCGCAATGTTGATGCAAAGACTGGCAACGTCTGGTTCAGCTTGAAGCTTGGCGATCCTGTTGAACAACAATCTGGCAGTTATGAATCCAAGAAGCCTGCTCTTGTACAGAAACCTGTATCTAAGAGCTTTGCTGACATGGATGACGACATACCTTTTAATTAGAACGGGTCTATAATGGTTGTATTGCCAGCACAGGAATACAACATGATTCGTTCTAAAGAGTGTTTTAAGTGCAAGACCATCATGCCGTTAAGCGAGTTCTATAAGCACAGCGCAATGGGTGATGGTCACCTTAACAAATGCAAAGGATGCGCCAAAGATGATGCTACAGCCCACAGGAATAAGAATCTTGAAAAGATTCGAGCCTATGATCGTGAAAGAGCGAAAGTTCCAGAGAGGTCAAAAGCAGCTCAAGAAATTTCTTCCGCATGGAGAAAAGCAGACAGTCGTCGTACTAGATCACATAATGCAGTTGCCAGAGCCATTAGAAAAGGGAGTCTTGTACGTAGTCCCTGCGTTAGATGCGGAGAAACAAAATCATTCGCTCATCACGAGGATTACGATAAGCCTTTGGAAGTTGTTTGGCTTTGTCAACCTTGCCATAACCAAAGGCACAAAGAAATTAATCTTTTCTTGAAAGGACTCACATGAAAAAAGCTTTGATCGGCATCTGGTTAGCCGCCTCTACCCTTACCGTATGGGCATCTTGCGTGACCCATTCTGTGTATGCAAATGGTAAGTACGTCACTTGCACGACCTGTTGCTATGGCAACAACTGCAATACCAACTGCTTTTGATGGTTGACAAGGTAGAAAAGAAGACAAACGGCACTTACCCCTCCGTAAAAGGATGGGGTGGTGTTCGTAATGTCGTCCAGCGTATTGAGAGATCGCAAACCATTGTTGCCAACCGTGAAGCTGTGGCTTATAGCCTGCTCACCATGGCAAACACCAAGATCACTGACATCATGGAATGGGATGACTCTGGCAATGTGCGAGTCAAAGCCAGCAGCAAGATCCCTGAGCATGCTCTGCAATCAATCAAGAAGATCAGTCAACGAGTAGACAAAGAAGGCAACGCAGTTATTGACATTGAACTGTTTGACAAGGTTCAAGTGTTGCGCATACTGGCAAAAGCCTCTGGTCTGCTGGATACGCCAGATGATGGACAAAAGCCGTCTGTCATTGGCATCAATATGAAAGCACCCGATGTGCAGGACATTGAATGACAAAACATAAAGAGCAGAGTTCAAAAGCAGTGCCAATGGCTGGCATTGATTTGGACTTCAGCAAGTCGCCTGTAATCTACGATTTCATCCAAAACAACGACTTTGTCCAAGGAATCATGGGGCCAGTAGGCAGTGGCAAGTCCTATGGCTGTGCTGCCAAGATCATGGTCAAGGCTGTCCAGCAAGCACCCAGTCCTGTTGACGGAATCAGGTACTCCCGCTGGGCTGTGGTCAGGAATAGCTACCCCATGCTCAAGACCACCACCATCAAAACGTGGTTGGATCTGTTTCCTGAAGGCACATTTGGCCCGATGCTGTGGACACCTCCCATTACCCACCACATCAGACTGCCTGCTCGTGGGGATGCCGCTGGTATTGACTGCGAAGTGATCTTTTTGGCTCTTGATCAACCCAAAGATGTGCGCAAACTGCTGTCGCTGGAACTGACTGGCGCTTGGGTGAACGAGGCAAGGGAGTTGCCCAAGGCTGTGATCGATGGATTGACTCACCGTGTCGGACGATACCCAACTAAGCGGGATGGCGGTGCGTCTTGGTCTGGTATTTGGATGGATACCAATCCGATGGACGATGACCATTGGTGGCACAGGATGGCAGAGAAGGAAAAACTGACTGGCAAGTTTGCTTGGAAGTTTTGGAGACAGCCAGGCGGCGTAATCGAGGTCAACACCGATGACTTGCCTGAGTTTCCCGAAGCCAATGATCACATTTTCAGTGCTGGCAAGTGGTGGAAGATCAACCAAAAAGCCGAAAACATCAACAATCTACCCGCTGGCTACTACTTGCAAATGCTGGGTGGCAAGAATCTAGACTGGATCAAGTGCTATGCGGGTGGCGAGTACACCTACGTCCAAGAAGGTCGACCAGTCTGGCCTGAGTATGAGGACAGCACCATGTCTGGCGACACCGAAATTGACATGACCGTGCCAATTCAGGTCGGATTGGACTTTGGTTTGACTCCAGCAGCCACCATTGGACAGCGTTTGCCCAACGGAAGATGGCTGATCCACCAAGAAATCGTCACTTTTGACATGGGACTGGAGCGTTTTGGCACTCAACTGCTGGCTGAATTGAACGCAAGATACCCCAATCACCAAGTAATGATCTGGGGTGACCCCGCTGGTATGGCACGAGATGCTATCTATGAGGTAACAGCCTTTGATTTCTTGCGAACCCTTGGCCTAAAAGCCCAGCCAACCGCCAGCAATGACTTCAAAGTACGCCGAGAAGCATCTGCCGCACCAATGCAAAGGCTGATCAGTGGCAAGCCTGGCTTGATTGTCAACCGAGAATGCAAGCTTTTGCGCAAGGCGCTAGCAGGTGGATATCACTTCAAGCGCATTGCCGTTGGCGCAGGACACGAGCGGTTCCGAGATGCCCCAAACAAAAACGAACACTCTCACATTGGCGATTCCTTTGGCTATTTAATGCTTGGCGGTGGCGAATACAACCGCATGACCCGCAGTCCAACCTATGGCGCAAGACCCTTGGGACAGCAAATGAACGCCAGTACCGATTTTGATGTGTTCACATAAGCTATCACGCTGATAGCATAGTATTGCTTTTGCTTTTGGAGCGCATAGAATTGGCGCATGATTGAGTCTGTAGCACACTTTTTCTCTGATGGCTTGTATGCCAAGGAGATCCGTCTGCCACAAGATCATTTCATACTTCAACACAAACACATTTATGACCACATGAGCATCCTTGCTGAGGGCTGGGTGGTTGTAAAAGTGGATGGCATTGAGATTGAATACCATGCGCCAGCTTGCATCAACATTGCGGCTGGTAAAAATCATGAAGTGATTGCGGTAACTGACAGTGTGTGGTATTGCATCCATGCAACCGAAGAAACCGATGCCGAAAAAGTTGACCAAGTTTTAATAAGGAGTTAGTTATGCCATTAATTGCATTTGCCGTTCTTGCAGGATCTGCCTACACTGCCAATGAAGGTCGCAAGGCTCGCAGAGATGCTGAAAATCAGCAAGCAAAAGCTCTTTTGCAACAGCAATCAGATGCCGCAGCAATGCGAGCAGAACTTGCAAAGCAGACTCTTGAATACTCCAAGCAAGGTGCTTCTCTTGAAGAGCAGGCCAAGCTTGCAAAGCAACAATTCGAAACCGCTCAGTTGCAATACGGTGAGAACAAAGCAGCAATGGAAGCAAAGGCTAAAGAAGTACAAGCCGCCGCTGAAGAAGAGCGCCGCAAAGCCGCCGCATCAGAAGCATCTGCACTGAAGGCTCGCACTCGTGGTGGTCGTAGATCTTTGTTGTCTCAAGAGCGCATGGATTCTGAGCTTGGCATTGGCTCAACAACCCTTGGCTCTGGAATGATGGTGCAGTAATGGCAACGATGTATCAAAAAAGGATGGCTGCAAGACGCAGTACATCTGATATTAACAGGCTGGTCAAGCAGTACCAGTCCAGTGTGGACGCAATGACTGGTGAATACCAAACCGCTTTTACTGGCTACCAAGCTGAGGCTCTTGCAAAGATGAAGCCGTTTGAAGAGGCATCTGCAAAATACAGCAAAGAACTTGCTGACTACACCTCAAATGTGGCGACACCATACAAGACGGCGCTCAGTGAGTATCAGAAAAATAGCGAAAAATATTTGGCTGAATTGACTGAAATTGCGTCTGGAGCAAGAGACAGGATTGCAGCATCTCAAAAGTTCACTTATAAAGATAAAGGTTCGACATACATTGACTATAGATTTATCAATCCATTTACTGGAGCAGTTGTTCCGTACCGTGCAGATTTGTTTACAGATCCTAATAAATACGGATTCTCAGAAGTTTTAAGTCCAGTTGAAATTGGTCAACGTGGGACAAGCAATTATTTATTTAGACCTCTGCCAGAAGGCAAAGCTCCAGTTGCACCAGTAAAGCCTGCCGAGTTTGCTGGCGTAAAACCTGAGATGCCAGAGATTGGTGAATTTGATACAGCTCAATTTGAAGCTAAGAGGGCTGGTGCAGAACAAACATTCAAGCGTGAAGTTGGTGAGCGCCGTGCCGCTAGGCTTGGTGCTGTCTCTCGCAAAGCAACACGACCACTACTTGGTGGAGCAACACCATGAAAGAAGTTTGGGATAAGCCAAGACCAAAGGACTTAGGCAAGTCTAAGCCGCTCTCTTCAGTTGAAAAACGCAACGCTATGCGCCGTGCCGCTAAAGCTGGTAGACCATATCCAAACTTGGTAGACAACATGGCAGCAGCAAAGGAAAACAAATGAAAGACAGCAAAACAAAAATGCAAGAAAAGGTTGCCAAGGTCATGCGTGAGTACAAAGCTGGCAAGCTCAAAAGCTCCAGTGGCGACAAGGTAACCAATCAAAAGCAAGCCGTGGCTATTGCCATGTCTGAAGCTGGTGTCAAACAAAAGGGCAAGTAATGGCAACACGAAACATGCTTGAAGATGTCGAGCTGGAAGAAGGCGAAGAAGAATACTCTTGCCCGATTGCAACCAAAGACTTGGCTGAAAACCTAAAGGCTCGCAACTACGCTTTTGCTCACTACGGATATGGCCCAGCCAATCCAAACGACATGAAGAACAACGAAGTCTTTTGGCTCCGTAAGTCTGTAATGCTCAACACTTCAGTCGAAGAAGCCATGGGTATGCGTTGCGGTAATTGCGCTGCGTTTATCGTCACCAGCCAAATGCTGGATTGCATCAAAGCAGGCATTGAAGCCAAGCGTCCTGAGCAAGAAGCTGGATACGATGAAGACATTGTTGAAGCGGCTGGTCTTGGATACTGCGAACTGTTGCACTTCAAGTGTGCGGATAGCAGAACATGCGATGCATGGCTGGTTGGTGGGCCAATCAGTGACGAAATGGAAGATGACTGATGGCAGTCCTAACAGTTACTCGTGAGTCAGAAAACCAAAAGGCGCAGTTTGTTGCACTGACACACAAGAACAATGCTGGCGTTCAAGTGGTTGCTGGCGCTGATGCGCCTGTGATCATGGTTGATGTCAATCACCAGCGTAACCATGATGGTCGTGGTTACTATGCGTATAAGCTTGCACCAGATTCTGCACCATTGGCAGCTAATGCAAGCATTAACATTGTGTTGGCATCCCCATCTGGTGTATTTCCACATGTGACTGTTCATGCAATGTGTCTTGGTGACGCAGAGTTGTACATCTATGAAGGCGCATCTACCACTGGTGGTACAGCATTCACGCCAGTCAACCGAAACCGCAACTATGCCGTCAGCAATGTCAGCCAAGTTGCCATGGTAATCAACCCAA